ATGGGGGTAAATTTGATACTGTCAGAGATATGTATGGCTTTGCTGCTAGAAATGTCATGGATCCAGTTATCAATTCTATAAAGAAATATCATGAAACTGGTAAAGACTCTTATGTTGTGCTTCATGTTGAGGCACCTAACAAGTCTGGTAACTTAAAGACCTTTAGGGATAATCAAATGAACCAATATAAAGAATATAGGTCAATGTTTACTAACTTAGGTATGAAACATTTTCCTCTACATATATTAGGATTTATGTATCAAGATACCAAAGATGAAGATAAAAGGCATCTGGTTGCCGCTTAATTATTTTAAGGGGACCTGCTTGACAGGTCCCTTTAATTCTGTTATAATAAACTCAATTAAACAAAAGGTGAAATTAATATTATGAAACTAAATCAAAACACACAAAACATACTTAAAAACTTTTCTGAAATCAATACTAATATATTGATTAAACCAGGAAAAGAATTAAGCACAATCTCTACTATGAGAAATATATTTGCTAAGGCAGATATTGACGAGTCGTTTGATACCGAGTTTGGTATCTATGACTTGAATGAATTTCTTGCAGTAGTATCAAGTACAAACAAACCTGAATTATCTTTACAAGATAAGTTTATGACTATCTCTGCTGAAGGCAGTAAGTCAAAAGCAAAATACTTTTATTCTGATCCGTCAGTTCTAGTATCGCCAACTAAGGAAGTTAATATGCCAGAGGCAGATGTAACTTTTAGTTTATCAGAATCACATCTTACAGAATTGAAAAAGATGGCTGCGATTTTGAAAACACCTGACCTTGCGTTAGTAGGAACAAATGGTGGTGATATTGTATTAAAAGTATGTGATAAAAAGAATGATACATCTAACAACTTTGATATCGTTGTAGGCGAAAGTGCTACAGCAGATTATACTTTCTATTTTAAAGTAGAAAATTTAAAAATGATATCTGGTGATTATGATGTTTCAGTATCTTCAAAGTCTATATCTCATTTCAAAAACAAAAAACTACCTATTGAATACTGGATTGCTCTTGAGCCAGACAGCACAATCAGTAAGTAATTTTAATTATAATATGAACGGAGTGAAATATGAATACAGACTTTTTATGGGTCGAACAATATAGACCAGGCAAGATTGATGATTGTATATTACCTACATCATTAAAAACACTATTCAAGTCCTTTATTACTAAAGGCGAATTATCTAATCTATTATTCTCAGGTACACCAGGTATTGGTAAGACCACAGTTGCAAAAGCATTATGTGAAGAATTAAACTGTGATTGGATTATGATTAATGGTTCCGAAGAAGGTGGCATTGATGTATTAAGAAATAAGATTAAAAACTTTGCTTCTACTGTATCACTATCAGGTGGTAAAAAAGTAGTAATACTTGACGAAGCAGATTATCTAAATCCACAATCTACACAACCTGCATTGAGAGGCTTCATTGAGGAGTTTCATAAGAATTGTAGATTTATTCTTACTTGTAATTTCAAGAATAGAATAATCGAACCATTACATAGTAGATTTTCTAATATAGAATTTAGAATTAATCCTAAAGATAAACCTAAATTAGCAAGTCAGTTGTTTACAAGAGCAACTTATATTCTTAAAGAACAAAATGTTGACTATGAAGATAAGGTACTTGCTGAATTAATTAAGAAACATTTCCCAGACTTTAGAAAACTGATTAATGAATTACAAAGATATTCTGTAAGTGGTACTATTGACGCTGGTATTCTTGTAAATGTATCTGATGAAAACTTAAAGACACTTGTAACACACCTTAAAGGTAAAGAGTTTAGTGATATGAGAAAATGGGTTGTCAATAATCTTGATAATGATCCAGTTAAAATCTTTAGAAAAATTTATGACAATATGTATGATAGTTTACAACCAGAAACTATACCTCATGCTGTTTTAATTATTGCTGATTATCAGTATAAGTCTGCCTTTGTAGCTGACCAAGAAATTAATCTGGTGGCGTGTCTAACTGAATTGATGTCCCAGGTTAAATTCAAATGAGTTACGAACTCAAAGAATACTTAAACGCCATAAACTTCACAAAGAAAGACTTAACAAAGTCCGAAGATGAATTATGGAAGAAAAAGTATCCTGCATTTATCGTAAACAAACTATTGTCTGCTTTTTCAGACTCCATAATGCTTGTGAATGAAATGAATAGAAACCATTTCATAGACAAGGATATGCAATTTCAATTTCTACTAAATAGTATTAGAACAAAGAAACGGTATAGTCCGTTTTTGAGGGCGAGTAAATTAAAAGAAATTGAGTGTGTAAAGGAGTATTATGGATATAGTAATGATAAAGCAAAGTCCGCTCTTGATATACTCACCAAAGATGAGATAAAGCTCATCAAGGAAAAATTATATAAAGGTGGGACAAAATGAATGAATTAGATAATAGTTGGCATCCAGAAAAAATGCTGGAAGTTCAATTGAAAGAACCAGACGATTTTTTAAAGGTTCGTGAAACACTAACTAGGATTGGTGTTGCCTCTAGAAAAGATAAAAAATTATTTCAATCGTGTCATATACTACACAAACAAGGTAGATATTTCATAGTGCATTTTAAAGAATTATTTGCATTAGATGGTAAAGAAGCAAACTTGACCGAGAACGATATTGAAAGAAGAAATACAATTGCTCAATTATTGGGTGATTGGGGATTAATTGCAATAATTAATACCACAGTTGCTGAGAAGAAAGCTCCTCTATCACAAATTAAAGTCTTAGCCTTTAAAGAAAAAGGTGAATGGGACTTACAAGCAAAATATAATATAGGTAAAAAAATAGAAGATGAAGGCACCGAAGTTTAGAGAATTTATAACTGAGGCCAATGGCAATCAGAAATATAAATTAGTTATAATTACAGATGAGCCTGAAAAGGCAAAGACCTTTCATACTGCTGATAGACTACAAGAAGAAGCAGAAAAGTTAGGATGGAAACATTATCTGTATAAACTAACTGGTGGTTATACTTCTTATGAAGATGGTATTTTTAGATTACATAACAAAGAAGATGAAAAAGGTTTTGTAGTTTCAGGTACTGATACAATTGCAATCATAAGAGGTTCAGTTGTTAGAAAAGATAGTTGGATGGATATTATATCCTCACTAGAAAAACATAGTGTTTGTGTTATCAATAGCAGACAATCAATTAACATATGTACAGACAAGTATAGAACAGCATTAAGACTTTCTGACTATGGTATTCGTCAACCTAAGACAACTTTAATAAACGATCCAGAAAAGTCAGCATTAGCATTTGATAAACTAGACACAAAAATGCCTGTGATTATGAAAACTTTAAGAGGGTCAAAAGGTGTTGGTGTATTGTTTATTGAATCAGAAAAAGCATTAGACAGTATTGTACAATTAATTTATAAACAAGATGAAGATACTGATTTACTTTTACAAGAATATATCCCAACAGATTATGATGTTAGAGTATTAGTATTAGGTGGTAAGGTACTTGCTACAATGAAGCGACCTGTAATTGAAGGAGACTTTAGAAGTAATGTATCACAAGGTTCTAAACCAGAAAAAATTAAACTAACAGAATTAGAAATAGAAGCAAGTCTATTGGCTGCAAAAGCAGTGAATGGAGTATGGACTGCTGTTGACTTTATACCAAGTAAGAATAGAGAAAAAGAAGCACCATTTGTAATTGAGGTAAACTCATCTCCTGGTACTGAAGGTATGGAAGAAGCAAGTGGTCAGAATATTAGTAAAGAGATTATACAATTCTTTGCTGATAAAAAGAATTGGGTTAAAGTACCTAGTGAGTGTGGTTATAAAGAGATTGTAACTATCAAACCTTTTGGTGAAATCATCGCTAAGTTCGATACTGGTAATTCAGGTATGTCAGTTATTCATGCTGATAAAATGCAAGTAAAAGATAAAAAAGTAACATGGTCTTTATTAGGTAAAACTATTACAAGTGATATCATTCGTAAAGAAGAAATATCAGTTGGTGGCCTAAGAAACTATGATGAAGATAGATATGTCATTAAATTAAATGTAGAATTTTTAAGTGGAATGTATGAAACAGAATTTACACTAGACGATAGAGAAGATAGAACACCAATTCTATTTGACCGAGAGTTTATGAGTAGAGTAAATGTCATGGTAAATCCAGACAGAAAATATGTCGTTACAACAAAATATAGTTTAGATTAGTGCTTTACAAACTAACTAAATTATGTTATAATATATTATTAAAAGGAGTGAACAATGGCAAAAAATCATCAAGCGGATAATCCCTTATATAAAGCATTAGCAAAAAAATACGAGGCACAGATAGCAGAAGCATATGCTACTCTAATTGTATATTTTGATAATTCAGTTGGTATCGGTGAACATCCACAACATCTTCAAGAAATGGATAAACAGTTAGACATGATGTCAACTGCTGAAGAAAAACTACAATCATTATCTAAACATTTTAACAATACACAGATATAGTGAAATTTTATACAAGTGTGCTGCCATATAAAGGTCGATTACTAGTTCGTGGTATTGACCATGATGGCAGCCACAAAAAGTTTAAAGTAAATTACAAACCATCTTTGTTTACTCCTGTTCAAAAAGAAACAGGATATAAAACATTAGATGGTCGTAATGTAGCAAAGATTAAACATGAAAGTATGTATGAAGCAAGAAAGTGGATTGACGAATATAAAGATGTAACTAACTTTGAATATTTTGGTAATACAAAATTTCAATATCCATATATCGCAGATAAGTTCCCAGGTAAAATTGATTGGGATTTAAAACAATTAAGATTAATCACAATTGACATTGAGTGTGAAAGTGAGAATGGTTTTCCTGACCCAGGTCTTGCAAGTGAGCCTTTAATTTGTATTACTGTAAAAGACCATGCGAGAAAAAGTATTATTGTTTTTGGTTGTGGCAACTTTGTTAATGACCGTGATGATGTAAAATATTTTAAATGTTCTACTGAAAGAGATTTAGTAATTAAGTTTACAAAGTTCTGGACTGCTTACAATCCAGATATCGTAACAGGTTGGAATGTTAAGTTCTTTGATATACCTTATTTGATGAATCGTTTTAAATATCTCATGGGTGATGAATTTTTAAATCAGTTTAGTCCTTGGGGTGTTGTAAGTCAAAATAGTGCAAGAATAACTGCCAAAGGATTTAACAAAGAACAAAACTATTATGACATTCTTGGTGTTTCAGTTCTAGATTATCTTGACCTCTATCGTAAACATACATTTGTTAGACAAGAAAGTTACAAACTAGATTATATTGGTCAAGTAGAATTAGGCGAACAAAAGACAGAAAATCCATATGATACTTTCAAAGAGTTTTATCAAAACGATTATCAATTATTTGTAGAGTATAATATTCAAGATGTAGAATTAGTTGATAAGTTAGAGGATAAAATGCAGTTGATTGCTTTGCATTTGACTATGGCTTATGAAGGCAAAGTAAATTATCAAGATGTCTTTGGCCAAGTTCGTATGTGGGACACTATCATATTTAATTATCTCAAAGAGAATAAACTTGTTTGTCCTGCTGTAAATGAAAACGAATACTCTGGTGGTTATGAAGGTGCATATGTGAAAGATCCTGTTGTAGGTTTTCACGATTGGATTTGTAGTTTTGATTTAAATAGTTTGTATCCACACCTAATTATGCAATATAATATTTCACCTGAAACAATGGTCGGATTCGAACCTAATTCTGTGAGTGTAAATAAAATGTTAAATCAAGAATCTGATTTATCTCATCTAGATGGTTCTACTATTACACCTAATGGTGCTATGTTTAGAACAGACAAAAGAGGTTTTCTTCCTAAGTTAATGGATAAACTATATCAAGAACGAGTGATATATAAAAAGAAAATGATTAAGGCAAAGGCCAAGTATCAAGAGACTGGTGATAAAAAATTATTAAATGATATCGCCGCAAATCATAATATTCAGTTGGCAAGAAAGATTGCATTGAATAGTGCTTATGGTGCTATTGGCAATCAATACTTTAAATACTTTGATGTAAGACACGCTGAAGGTATTACAAAGGCAGGTCAACTTGCGATTAGATGGATTGAAAGAGATGTAAATGAATATCTAAACAATTTATTAAAAACTAAAAATGTAACTTATGTTGTGGCTTCTGATACTGATTCTATCTATGTAAAACTTGGTGCAGTTGTAGATAAAATATTTAAAGATAAATCTGATACAAGAAAGATTGTAAAAGTTCTAGATAAATTTTGTGAAGAAAAATTACAAAAGGCAATTGAT